CTTCGCCAAGGAACAGGGTTGGGAACCTCCGCGCTGGTGGCAGTGGTGGCGTAGGAATGATAGATAATGCAAGAAATTTAAAATAGATATATAATTTTAAATGGATAGATAAAAAATGAAAATAGATTTTGACGAATATGAGAAGGATGTTCTCTTAGAAACACTTCAATATAGAATTGAGAATGACGAGAGTTTAATACTCAGCGAAGGTATTAAAGATGATCTTCAAGAACTTTTAAGAAAAATGGAAGATGAATACGTATAATATTTCGGTAGAGGGAAGAGAAGTATTAACTCAAATTCCCACTGAAAATATTGAAGAAAAGTTAAAGCTTGTCCGAGGGTTAGTTTGGACAAGTGGAGGGTCAGATAAAGATATTATTGTCTCCATAAATAGCAACGAACAGCACTCATAAGATTGACTGAGAGTGCTATAATAATCACGTCACATACTTGAAAATAATAATGACAAAAGGATTTACCGTAAAAGCATCAGCACCTGAGGCAAAGCCCCTTGAGGATGAATTTAATTTACAAGCAGCAAAGGAATTGGTAAGAGGAAAGACAATTGTATTCTGTCTACCTGGAAGAGGAGTTTCATATATCTATCTGAAGAACTTCGTTCAACTATGTTTTGACTTAGTTCAAGCAGGCGCTGCTATTCAGATTTCACAGGATTATAGCTCGATGGTAAACTTTGCACGTTGTAAGTGCTTAGGAGCCAACGTTCTGAGAGGACCCGATCAAATTCCTTGGGATGGTAAACTCAATTACGACTACCAGCTATGGATTGACTCTGATATTGTGTTTAATACCGAATCTTTCTACCGTCTAATTGCGATGGATAAAGATATTGCAGCTGGTTGGTATTGTACGGAGGATGGTCACACTACCTCAGTAGCTCACTGGTTGGATGAAACTGATTTCCGAGGTAATGGTGGTGTAATGAATCACGAAACCTTGGATACTATGAGCAAGCGTCGGAAGCCTTTCACAGTGGATTACACTGGATTTGGATGGACCTTGATTAAAAAAGGAGTATTTGAACATCCTGAGATGAAATATCCGTGGTTTGCTCCAAAAATGCAGGTCTTTGAGTCTGGAGAGGTTCAAGATATGTGTGGAGAAGATGTAAGTTTCTGCTTAGATGCAATTGCAGCGGGTTATGAAATCTGGTGCGACCCTAAAATCCGTGTCGGACACGAAAAAACTCGGGTAATCTGAGAAAATCGTCTTTGACAACACTTTGAGACTATGATAGAATGCTTTGAAAGGAACCAAACCACCTTTTAGAGCATTTTTTGTCTCTTTGAAACGTTATGAAGATTTTTATGCGTTTTGAAAGGCTCAATATGCGCAAAAAACCCCAAATTAGGAGGAAATACCGATGGCGATGAACAGAAAGGAGATGCAAATTGAAAGTAAACCAAAAAATACTAGTCAAGGCCAAGGAAAAAACACAAAATACTCCGCAACCAGTCGAAATAAAGCTAAAAAAGCTTATCATAGACAAGGAAAAGGCTAAATAATATACAAAAAACCAAGAATTTAAATCTATAGAAGAAATTCTATAGATTTTTTCTGTTAATCAACATTTATAGAGGTATTTGGAATTGGAACAGTTTTCTATGGGGTCTCATCTTCTCTTAGAAGTATACGACGTAGAATTTAATCTTCTAAATGAAGAAAAACCTCTGTTAGAAGCTTTCACTCAGGCAATTTCTCGTGCAAAGATGACTATTTTGAATACTTTTAGTTATTGTTTTGAACCTCAAGGTATTACGATTGTAATTGCACTGTCTGAAAGTCACTGTTCTTTACATTCTTGGCCTGAAAATGGTTGTGCATCAATAGATGTCTATACTTGTGGTGAAGGTAATCCCAAACTTATTGCCTTAGAGTTGGTGAAATACTTTAACACTGATAACTATACACTAAGAGAATTAGCTAGATAGTTTTAGGAGATAGGAACCTCCTTTATTAAAAGTTCTGTTTTACACCTTAAAACAGGAGAACCAAATGTCTAACTTACCCGTAAGCAGAGACCACGAATATATGAGAAAAATGTGGGGAACTGTGAGATTAGTCACTGATTATGATGCTATTCCCTCAAATCGAGTAATTCAAGAAGTAATGCACGACCTTGCACCTACGCATAATTTTGCAAAGCAATCTGAATTGCACGAGAAGATTCGAAATGATGTAGATTATGATGACTGGGAGTATGGAACCGAGCCAACTTATGGAAAAACGAATAAAAACCTTTTATCAGAGTGAATAAATAATATACGATTCAAATACCATCTAAATGGCCGCTCAAATATCAAGGAGTTTTCGAGATATTAGTTTATCCTTCGCAAGAAATCCGGTAACTAATGATATTCTAGCTTTAAGAAATGAAGATGCCATTAAGAAAGCTGTAATCAATTTGGTGAAGACGCAGATAGGTGAGAGGTTCTTTAATTCATTATTAGGAACCTCTACAAACAGTCTGCTATTTGAATTAAATACGATAGAAGTCTCTTCGGTATTAGAAGAACAAATTACAACTTTATTAGATAACTTTGAACCTAGAATTAGAGTTAGAAGTGTAGTAGTTTCCCCTATAGATGACACGAATGAACTGAATGTAATCATAAATTATGATATTGTTGGATTGCCATTCCCACCACAGAATATAGAGTTCATCTTACAACCAACTAGAATATAATGGCCTTTAATCAATTTACAAATTTAGATTTTAACGATATTCGGTCTCAGATTAAAGACTATTTGAGAGCGAATAGTAATTTTACTGACTTTGACTTTGAAGGGTCTAACTTTTCTAACATTATTGATATCTTAGCATATAACTCATATATCACTTCATTCAACACCAATATGGCGGTGAATGAAAGTTTTATTGATAGTGCAACTCTTCGTGAAAATGTAGTATCACTAGCAAGAAATATAGGCTATGTGCCCCGTTCAAAACGGGCAGCAAGAGCGATTGTAAACTTTTCGGTAGTCTCTCCCAATAATAAAACTATAACCCTCAAATCGGGCATCGTAGCGTTAGGCTCGGTTCAGGGTGGAAATTATATATTTTCAATTCCAGAAGATATTACATCACCAGTAGGGGTTGATGGAGTTGCATATTTTAACAATATAGAGATTTTAGAAGGTTCATATTTTACAAAATCATATGTAGTTGATAACTCTCAGTTAAATCAAAAGTTTCTAATTCCAAATCCTGGCGTAGACACCTCAACAATTAGAGTTAGAGCATCTACTACTACAGTAGAAGAATATAAACAATATCAAAATATATTTGAAGTTAATAAAAATACTAGATTATTTTTAGTTCAAGAAGTATTGGATGAAAAATATCAAATTCTATTTGGAGATGGCATTCTAGGAAAGACTCCCGAGAGTAATAGCACAATTACAATCAGCTATATTATTACTAATGGAATTTCCGGTAATGATGCAGCTAACTTTACATTTTCAGGAATTTTAAAAGATAATGAAGATAATACTATCACTGAAGGTATTTCACTATTAACTACAATTCAATCTTCAGAGAATGGAGATTCAATTGAGCCAGTTGATACAATCAAATACCTTGCACCCAGAGTTTATTCGTCACAGTATCGTGCAGTTACTGCAAGTGACTATACTGGATTAATTCCATATCTATTTTCAAACGTAGAGTCTGTAACTGCATATGGAGGAGAAGAACTAGACCCACCTCAATATGGAAAGGTATTACTATCGGTAAAACCAAAAAATGGTTCTTTTCTATCTCAAGCAACTAAAGAAAGAATTTTAAAGCAACTTAAACAGTATAGTGTAGCTGGAGTTAAGCAAGAGCTAATAGATTTGAAGTATCTTTATGTAGAGTTAGATACAAATGTATATTATAACAGATCAAAGGCTTCAGATGTTAACACGTTGAAAACTAATGTTCAGGCTGCAATTACAAGTTATTCTAAATCTTCTGATTTAAATAGTTTTGGTGGAAGATTTAAATATAGTAAATTCGGCTCCTTAGTTGATAATGTAAGTGATGCAATTACTTCAAACATCACTAAGGTAAAAATAAGAAGAAACATAACTCCAGCATACAATAAACTCGCTAACTATGAGCTATGTTTTGGAAATCGTTTTCATCTTCAAAAAAATAATTTAAGTGATAACCGAGGATATAATATCAAGTCAACTGGGTTTAATATTAATGGAGTAGCTTCAACAGTATATTTAAGTGATTCTCCAATAGATGGTACTACTGGAAATATATTCTTCTTTACATTAGAGACTGGAATTCCTTTTATTGTAAGTAATAATGCTGGAATTGTTAATTATAAAACAGGAGAGATAAAATTAAATCCAGTAAATATTACTAGAACTGTGGTTGGTTCTGAAATACAAGTTGAGGCAGTTCCTGAGTCAAATGATGTTATCGCTTTGAGGGATATATATTTAGACCTTAACATTCAAAATACAATCGTAAATATGATAGAAGATACTATATCTTCTGGTGAAAATCTTTCTGCCAGTTCCTATGCAGTAACTTCAAGCTATTCCAACGGTAATTATATTCGTTAAAAATGTCAGAAATAAAAAGAGTAAAAATTCAAAATCTTATTGAATCTCAAATTCCAGAATTTCTAAATGAGGAATCTCCCCTTTTTCAAGAATTTCTAAGTCAGTATTATACTTCTCAGGAATATACTACAGGGTTAAATGACCTTGCAATTAATTTAAATCAGTATAAAGGAATTGAGAACTTCAACGCAGAGACGTTCTACGATGCTTGTGAATTAAGTTCAAACGTATTGTCTTTTGATGATGAAATTTTTGTAAATAATACTTTCGGATTTCCTAGTTCATATGGACTATTAAAGATAGACACTGAGATTATTACATATACTGGAATTACTACCAACTCTTTTACTGGATGCGTTCGTGGATTCAGTGGTATTGATGTCAGTTCAGACCATTCAGAATTAGTATTCAAGTCAACTTCAGTTGAAGAACATTCTTCTG